TAACTGAATTATTTAGTACATTAAATGGCCCTCGTTTGATATTTGCAGATGTAACTACTATTGCAGATTTAATTTCTTTATCAACGCTGCAAGGCGAGGCCGTAGATGAAATAATAGAAAATTTACTTGGTGTATCTGAATATGGTAAAGAATGGATGGGCTATATAGCAATAGGAACAGGAACGACTGCTGTAGATGAAGTACGCGATGATCAACTAGAAACCGAGATATTTAGAAAAAAGGCAGATGTTTGGTCGGTTGGTAGCACTTACTTTAGTAGAGCGGTTTTCGGACAAGACGAGCCAACCGGAGATGATTTATCAATTACAGAAATTGGTATATTTGCGGAATCATCCGGCGGTAATATGGGTCGTAGATGGGTTCTTGGTAATGCAATATCGAAAGATAATATAGATGAATTACCAGTTGAGTGTAGGGTAGTATTTTTTCAAGGAACTATTTTAGGATTTGAAAATACATTAGAAGATTCAGTAGATATTTCAGATGCAATGTTTCCAAGAAGAGTAAGTGATTTGATAGAGGCGGCTTCCGTTGGTGATAGCGCAACATTCGTTATGGTAGGCGTAAGAGAGTTTTTGGAAACATTAACTCCAAGCGATAGTGTAGCATTTGTAGCAGTTTTTGTAAGAGCTTTTTCGGATACTGTATCAATAACCGATGATGCTGATTTTATAATTACATAGGAGTTGGAACATGGCAATAGGTCGAGCTGAGTCCGAAAAGCTAAGTAAATGGATAGCAGAAATCAATATAGCTCGAACTATCCGAGAGAGTTATTTGCGTAATTGGAATTATTATGAGCAAATGTACGATGATAATCTATGGGGTCTTACAACTGGTAGATTTGAAAGTGGTCGCAGAAGATCTAAAATTAGTACATCGGATTTAATTCCTCAAATAAATATCATACAGCCAATTATTGAGAGTGTGTTAGCTAAAGTTCATGTTTTTTCTCCTGCGTTTCAAGTACAATCGGTTTATAACGATCCTCGTATGAGATTTTCGGCTTTGGCGTGGGAATCGTATGCAGATATTTTGTACGAATTGCTTGATATGGATTCTAGCTCAGAAGAAATTATTATCGATGGTTTGTTGTTAGGCTCTGGTGTAAGTAAAATTGGTTATGCTGGCGATTTTGATAGTCCTGCATACACCCTGGGCGATTCGAGCATAAAAGAACCTGCAATTTTTGATGAAAATGTTTTTATGGAAGATGTAGAAATTCAAAATTTGCTTATAGATTTTAGAGCAAAGCATTGGGAAGATAAAAGATGGATTGCGGAAGAAATTACAAAGCCAGTAGATGAAGTAAAAGATAACGATCTGTATAGCAATACTAAAGATCTTCAACCTACGATTCATCCATCCAAAGAAATTGCTGGTGTTGCAAGAAAGGATATTAACTCAGCAGATAAATCTCGCGATTTGGTTAGGTTGGTAGAAATACACGATCTCAAAGAGGGTAAGATTATAACCATAGCGGATGGTCACCAAAGAATACTAAGAGAAGATGATGATTATGGCTACGATGTCTATAAAATACTCACTTTTACAAATTCGCGACCTCGCAGGGTTTGGGGCAAAAGTGTTACTCAAGGAGTTGAGGAACACTCTGTATCGTTATCTAAAATATATTATCATTTGCTTAGTCATTCTAAGCGAGGTGGAACATCTAAAGTGCTAGTAGAGGCGAGTGCGGTAACACCAGAGGCAATCAAGCAATTAGAATCAGTAAAAGATTTCGAGGTTATACCTGTCGATGGATTGACTTCGAGTTCCATGCCGGTGCAAGAATTAAAGATGTCGGGGCCATCTAGTGATTTTTATGTTAATTTTCAGCTTGTTGATTCGATGATACGACAAGTGAGTGGTGTTACGCAGCAGGAAAGAGGCAAGCATGAACCTGGAGTGCGTACCGCTTTTGAGGCGGGGCTACTTGAAGAAGGTTCTGATGATAGAAATAATCGTCGCATAAAAAAACTTAATGAATTTGCTGCATCGGTTATGTCTAATATACTCCGTATAGCTAGTGATAATATTCCAGTTGCGAAGATAGCAGCAGCTATTGGGTTGCCTATGGAGTTTGCTAATATGATAACTCCTTTTGATCAGTTATCACTGAAAGTTAAGTTTGGCTCGACAGCTGCTCAAGCGCAGCAACAAAAATGGAATCGAGTTATATCATTCGCTCAACTCGCGACTCAGTTAGGACTTCAAGTTAATCCTCAGACAGTCATGGAGATGATGAGTGATGCTCTTGGTTTGGAGTTGTGGGAAAAGAATCTTTTGATTGCCGGCGCACCAGCAGGGAATCAACCCGGCGCACCAGCACCGGCCAATTTAAGTGGAGGAGATAATGCCTCTTTATCAGTATAGATGTTTGAATTGTCTGCATACTTGGGATGAGTATCGAGCTACTATAAAAGATAGGGATAGATCGAAATGTCTTAAATGTGATGCCAACGCAAAACGCGCGCATGATTTAGAAATTCCTATAATGCGTGGCGATATTGCACCTCGATTTGATCAATCTACTGGAGCGTATATTACATCCAGAGCGGATCTCAGGGAGCAACTCGCTTTACATAATGCAGCTTCGGATGAACTTCCAACCAATAGCTATCCCTCTGCTGGTCGTCTATGCAAAGAGGAGCGCGAGTTGTTATCGAATAGCAATAGTTCTTTATTTGATAAAAGAAAAAAACCAGGATGGGGGAGTCCTGTCAACGTTTCGGGTGGAGTTGATAGTTCGGAAATTACTGTAGAGGGTAAAGCGGATTACCAAGAGGTAAGAGATGATATAAAAAAGGCAAATGTCGTAAAGAGATAAGAAGGAAAGCGATATGGATGGTTCTAGCAAACTTGCAATACCGGTTGGTATTGTTATAGCGTTTATTTTATCAATCGTTTCTGGTATGTTATCTTGGGCTAGAGGCAGTAAGCAATGCAACATGTTAGAGGCATCTAAAGAAAAGCAAGAGCAATTTCACACTTGTTTGATAACTCTTGCGCGAGAATCAACGAAGCAAACAACGCTACTAGAGCAAATAGCGAATCACTTTACACAACAGAGGAGATAATTTAATGAGTAGTCAAATCAATCCAGAAGACTCTTTTGAAGAGGAACAGTTGGATCAAGATGAAGATACTGAGCCATCAGAGAAACCGACGGTTGACGACTCTGGTGATGAAGAGACATTCACCGATGTTACATTAGATGATATAAATAGGGATGATCTTGACCCTGCAATGCAAGCAGCTTATGATACTATACAAGAGCGGTATAGTGGTATGCAAACAAGTTATACTCAGTCCATGCAATTGGCAGCGGCTAGTCGCGATGATGCAGAACGATGGCGTCAGGTTGAAGGAAATCCAAGACTAGCGCAAGCGATTAATGATGTTGTTTATAGAATCAACAACGGTATTCCAGATAAAGAATTAGATCAGGAAAAGCCAGCAGAATTACCTAGCCAAGAAGAAGATCCCGAAGGTTATCTAAAGGGTCTTATGGCTCAAGTTTTTAGAGAAGAATTTGGTAAGGTTATGCCTGGATTGCAACAAGAAATCGGTACTGTTTCTAAATTTGTTAAGGGGCAGCAAACTGATTTGGAGTTTCAAAATCTAGTGGCAAAATATCCTGCGGCTAAGAATTTTGGATTAGTAAAATTAAATGGGATTCGTAATCAATATGTCCGAAGCGATGGCGGAGTAATGCCTTTAGAGAAGGTTTTTCATCTCGCCGCTATGGATGATCCCACTTTATTAACTAATCCTGAAAATCCTCCGGGTGGAAGAAAATCAATTAAGAAAACTATAATTGAGCGTCCAGGCAAACTTAAAACTGATCGAGATGTTCTGGATTTGCCGGAAGGAATAAAAGGTTTGCATAAACAAGCGTTAGCTAATCAAGGGAAAGAGCATAAGTCTCTTAAAGAATTGGCTAGAGCTGGTATGGATAAACTTAGAGGAAAGGGCGAGATCGTAGAATAAGGTGAATTGAAATGGCTAATAGAAACATTACAGATCAATTAGATGACGAGCGGGTTGCGCTTATGTTGGATGAAATGTTGCCTGAAATTTACAATCAGGTGGCATTGCAATCGCTTCTGCTTGGGGAGTTTGAAAGCACACCATACAAAGAGGAGCGTAATGGTGGTGCAAGAATCAGAACTCCGTTGAGAACTGGCAAGAATACATCGTTCAAAACTTTCGGTCGCGGTGCGACTATGACTCCGCAAATTTATCCATCCGCCATGTTTGCTTATTGGAACTATAAGCAAGGCGCGGGCGATGTGATGATCGATTGGGTTGAAGAACGAGAACATGCTGGTGGAACTCAAAGCAGTGTTGTAGATTTGATGACTCTTAGAGTTGAAGATCTTATTGACTCCGTAAGAGAAGAGATGAATCAAATGCTTTGGGCCTCTGCTGTTGGTAATACTGGTATGGATTTGAATGGGTTGCAGTTACTCGTACCTCAAGATCCTCGTACTGGTATAATTGCTGGTTTAGATAGAGCTGTTAATATATGGTGGAGAAACACCTATTGGGATAATAATGCCAGCGGGTTGGTTTATGGTAAACCTCCATATGATACAACTCTTGGCGCACCTGCGGCTGTTGGGGCATTTGGCGATATATCCGAAGGATCATCCAATGGTCTTAAACGGATGGGAACAATGTTAAACAACTGCGCTCAGGGTGAGAATATGGCTGATTATTCCATTATCACTGAGCAGTTTGTTTATGAGCAGTACGAAGCATTGGCGCAACATGCTAAGAACGTCCGTATCGCATATTCGCAAGATGATCGAATTGTTAAATGGAATTTTGGAGGGGCTCTTTTCAGGGGAGTTCCAATTCTGTACGATACGATCAATACCGGCGCACCATCAGGCCAGATGCGATTTCTTAACAAGAAGTACATTAAGTTGATAACAGATAGCGAGGCTTGGTTTACTTGGTCGGATGAAAAGTCTCCGATGAATCAGTTTACCAAAGTTCGTTTCTTGATGTTACGAGGTCAACTTGTACTTCTCAAACCTGTTACTTGTGCTGTATTGCATGGAATAACAGTATGGCAAGCGTAGTTAAGATACGAATATAAGAGGTGGACGGAAGCGGGGCGGTAATTCTTGCCGCCCCGCGAAATGATCCTCTTAATTAAAAGGAGAAATACAATGGCGATGGAAAGAGCATCTGAACCTTATCAGAGAAAAGCTTGGGGTGTCCGCTTGGAAGACACAATATCTGATGAATTATATACCACTCAAGATGGCAGCAACGAGGGTGGAGCAGTAAAGGAACTGCCAAAACCCGGTGCAATTCGTAACGAGGATAGTATACGAGGAGCTGGTCAGTATAAAAATGTGCGGTGTCACGGCCCATGCGAGTTTGTATGGGGAGTTAATCGGAGAGGCTCCGCTATGACCGTAGGATTGGTTGCAGCAGTGAGCGCAAGTCTAGCTGTTACTCAGGATGAAGGTACAACCGGAGTCACTGATGTGGTTGGTACTTTTACGGACGAGGCTGCATTTGTTGCCGATGAAGAAGTTGGCAATATACTTTACATTCTCGATGATGCCGGTGCTGCCGGTGCTGCCCCAGAGGGCGAATGGGCCATTGTTGTCAAGAATGATGCAGATACTCTATTTTTGCAGCCAGATCTGACTGTCGCTCCAGCAGTTGGCGATACTGGAGTGCTTGTAAGGGCCAATGGTCATTCAACAATCGGTGCGATAGGTGCAACTAAATTCACTACCAGAGGCATTGTGATGGCTGCCAGTCTTGCCGATAATTATTGGGGCTGGTTTTGTCGCAAAGGATTTGTGGAAGCTGCTATCGTTGCCGCTGGAACAACCGTTGCGATAACTACTGGCATGATTGTTACTACTGGTGGTTTACTGACCAACTCATCTACATCGGCATTGTCGCTCATGGTTGCACGAGCACTTTCGGCATATACTACCGATACGGTAAAGCGCATTGTTCCTGTGTGGTTTAATGTAAAAGACGAGACTTATATTACCACTTAATAGTCAACTCAAGCAGGGGCGGCTTCGGCCGCTCCCGCATTTTATGTAAAGGATTTTGTTATGAATAAGGAAAAACTAGCAGAAGAAGAGATCAAAGAAGAGATTGAAAAAGAGATTAAAAAAGAAGCCAAAGAAGAGGACGCAAAAATCGATGAAGTAAGTCCAATTACCCCTGATGTTCTTGAGAAAATACTCAATAGAGTCATGGTCAAACAAGATAGTCAAGCTAAAGCAGCGAAACAACTTGCTGAACAAGAAGATAATTACAGATTGCATCCCGATAAAGTGGCTGTATTCGAGGTCAGCCAGTCGGCAATAGATAAAATTGATGGAACTAATGGATGGTACGACATTGTTACCGGTTCGCCAAAATCAATAGAACTTGGATTATCAACAACTGTAGAAATAACCGAACAGGGTCTTATAGTTACTGATAGATTTGAAGTTAAGCTGAATAGATTGCCTCAAGAAGAATGGACATGCGAATATATTATAGTCGATAGAAAAGAATGGGAAGCATCCAAAATTCAAGCGGTTGGCGCAATGCTTGACGAAAACAATCAATTTGCAGATATAATGATGAGGCGCGGTGCAGAATAATGGCTGTTACATCTTCCGATAATAGAGTAGCCGGCAGGCTAACGCTGAATGGTGCGGATATACTTTATCAATCCCAGGTTACTATGGTTGGGCTTGAAAAGTTTGCTTCTTATCTTGCCGCACCATTTAGTTCGCCCTTACCATTCATGCCGTTTGTATCGGTAGGGCAGGGCGAAACTGCTCCGAGTACGGAAGATATAACAATAGAAACAGAGAAGTATAGAAAGTTAGGCTCTGCCAGTGTGATTGGGAAAGCTTATGTTGTTTCTGCTATATTCGATACGTGGGAACCGGGAGATGCTTATATACTTCGAGAAGTTGGATTGCTGAACGAGTTACATGGAGGCGATTTATTTGTAAGATTTTTATTAGATGAAGATATAGATATAGCTGCTGTTGATATATTGGAAATTATAATATATATTTATCCAGAAAGATTTTAACGTGCCACTTTACATAACATTTCAAGATTTGTTAGGTTTGATTAGATCTAATCTTACTGTAGTTGTTTTTGGTAGGGCTTCTGGCATGGGCGATGGTGCCATGATATTGCCTACAATCACAGCAGTAAGAAAACAATACGGAAGTGATACTGTTTTTGTAATGATGTGTTCATCGTATTTGGCTACCGTGTTTGGGCATAATAATTGTTTAGATTTTATAGTTTCTTATAAACGCGAAGAAATAGATATATATCTTAATGCAGAACATTTAAATATTATAAAACAAACCAATGCTATACTGCATGATTTTGAACATGAATGTCCGTGTGGAGTACATGAAGGAATTACGCCGGTATTAAAACGACGATCTAGAGTAGAAATATTTGCGGAATCATGCGGTGTTAAGTTTAATATAAATAATTATAATTTCAAACTGCACGATAACGATTTAGATAGTCCGAAGAGATTAAATTTGCCAGATAGATATATAGCAGTTGGAATTAGGTCGTCCGGTTTTTGGAAAGATTATCGCTACATGAAATGGCTAACCAGATATCTTGTAATGTTTGGCAAGAAATTTGATTTTCAAGTAGTTACCCTCGATCGGGATATAAAGTTTGATGTAAAGGGCGCTATAGGGTTAGCCGGCGAGACTTTAGGTGACATATATGGCGTACTAGCTGGTTCGCTTTTGACGATCAGCATGTGTTCTGGCTACGCTCATGTCGCCGGAGCATTAGAAATCCCTGTATTTGGTCTCTACGGGCCGACACCACCGAACTTATTTTTACGATATAAAAAAGCATCCTGGATTCCTAAATTTAAACGATGCAAACGACAGTATTGTTGGTATGCGCCTTGCAAAATGAAGCCGTGTTTATCAATTCATCCCAAGAAAATTATTACCCATCTCGAACAAGCAATGAAAGGATTTGATATAATATGATTAAATTAAATGTTGGATGTGGAAATAAAATACTTTCTAAAGAACAAGGATGGATCAATATAGATGGTAATGCTAATCCGGGTGTAGACTTAGTTTTAGATTTATCTAATACTCATCTCCCATATCCCGATAATAGTGTAGATTATATTCTTGCGGAAAATATACTAGAGCATATATCTCGACACAAACAAGAAGAATTTTTATCTGAGTTAGTCAGGGTATTGAAATGTGGTGGTAGAATTACACTAGAGATGCCTCATTTGCAAACTATAGTAGAGCGATATATAGGTTTGCGGGGCGAAGAACTTATAATTGATGCAAAAGAATTGGCATCTCGTTTTTATGGATCGCAAGAAGATGATTTTGGATGCCACCGATGGATATACCAAGAAGAAGAATTACTCGAACTGTTGGGTAAAGTCGGGCTGCATTGTAATTATATTGGCGAGATTAGAGATTTCAATTTGATATGTGATGCCATTAAATCCAATGCGGACACAACAGATGGTGCGTTTTTATCTTGCATACAAACTATTATAGATACCAAAACTAATTATTATGTGGTAGACGTATTTAATGACATTAGTAAGGCGTTATTAAGTTTGGCTATAAGATTATCTGAAATTGGAGTAGTATTTTTATTGACTAGTAAAGTTCACTTCGATAAAGATTCAATAGTAAATGTTCCAGATGATGTTGCAATTATAATGGATATGATCAAAAGATCATCAGGGTTTGTAGCAAATGATAAAAGCACTATAAAGGTATTGGATCTGAATATTCCATTTTTGTATATAGACAATCTTAATGATAATATTACGCTAGATGATTGTATATCCTTATTAGGAATAAATGTATAATGCTAATACCATTTGAAAGAATAGCTTGGGCTGTGCAATGTTTTGTAATTGATATTGCATCGTTTTTTCCAGTATATGCAGCAAGGGCTATATATAATGCTACATCCGTAGGAAGCCCTACTCTTTCATTATCGTTTGTAGAAACTGTAGTGCAGACCAAAAAAGAAGCATCTGTATTCAAGCGAATGAGAAAACGAGTAACTAATTTTTCAAGGAGTTGATGATATGATACTTCGGAATATGATTGAAAGAGTACAACAGCGTATAGATGATAGAGCGTACTGGAATGACGATAGAGTTAAGGCATTGCTAAATCAGATTAAAGATGATATAACCCAAGAACTCAAAGTGGTTGCGGAGCGTAAATATACTTTTTCATCCACAAAAGGTTTAGAATCTTATGCTATTCCACATGGCTTTATATCTAATCATTTGCTTCATTACGGTGAACCGCATTGGAATATAATAGAGATCGTTGGCAGTCCTAAAGGATTGGTTGTTGGTAATTTTGATGTATCGCTAGAGGGCGTACCAAGAGTTGGATATATTTGGGGTGAAAGCGGTCGTAAGCAGATAAACATATACCCCACCTTCAATGTAGATGGGATTGAAATTAGTTGGTGGTTTTATGGCTGGCCGGAAGATATGACAAACGATAATGATGAACCTCAATTTCCAGCAGAATGGCATCCGTCGCTACCGAAATTGGCTATCAATGAAGCAAAAGTAGACGATGATCAAATGTCGCCAGCCGATGCTGAGATTATAAAGGTTCGTGAAATTAGAAAGCTTCGCGGTTTGGCTACAACTAATTTCTTAAATTCCCAAACAGATAGTAGACTTGCGACTATTGACGATAAGTTTCCTGTTAGAAATACCGAGCCTATAGTATTTAATGTTACTACAGATGGTGGGATTTGGTAATGAATTACAAAGATGCCAATAAAATAGAGGAAATAATAAAAAACTGCTGCGATGATGCTGCGGAATTAGTTGGCGATGAAGTAGATAAATATTTAGATGGTAGATGGATTAGTGCTGCCGATTGGACAATTATTTGTGCAGATATTCAGTCCGGATTAGCTGCTGCATCCGCAAGGGCTATAAGAATTTTAGCAGCAAGCGGTAATCTTAATCTTATTACAAATAAAGAAACACAATGAACATTCGTAATATATCTCATTTTGAAGGATTAGATACAACAACAGGCAGAGGTAAGGCATCTTTATTTACTCTGCTGGAGGCTGTAAATGTGCGCACTCATAATGGAGAGGCAGTCCTTCGCAAAGGGCAGCTTTATATTTACGATTCCGATCATGAGTTGGATGGTAATATTAACAGTGTGTATCAGTATAGTCGCGATGCTCTGGATACTGGAGAAACTCCACCAGCTTGGTCTGTATATAGGGAATACATTGTTTCAATTACTCACGATGATGGTACGGTAGATTATTATGGATGGGCTGGCGATGCTTCAAGTACAATAGATCGTATTAACGAAACTGGCGCAACCGTTAGAATTAATTTAACATCAGATGATTTATGGATGGCTCAATATAATGGTTGGGCGTGGCTAGTTAATGGTCTCGATTCGATGTATAAGTATGATGGTATTAGATTTCTAAAGGCTGGTATTACTGCACCGACACAAGCACCTACTTATGCGAGAACTGCCGATCCATTAACACCGCAGTTCGATTCGCCTTTTTTTAGAAAATACAAATACAGATGGATACGAATTGTTCGAGACGGCGATGGCATATACGAATATACAGCATCGCCATTTAGTCCTGAGTCCTTATCGCCGGATTTTCAAAGCAAGACGATGACAGTAACTTGCCAAAATGCTACCGATGAACAAGTAAATTATATAGAACTTTACGGAACATTGGGTGGAGAAGATTCTACAGGACAAGACCTTGATGGTGCAATATGGTATAGAATAGATGCTGCTCAAGGAAGTGGGAATGTAAATTATGCTGGAATGGATAATGATTTATTCCCATCACATACTGATGTATATCCAGATGGCTATTTGGATGGCATTGCATTCGAGGCGGATGTTAGTGAATTATGGGATTCATCTTTCGATCAGCCTTATGCAATATATCATCCAAAACTCGATACAGCAAATTCGTGGCGCAATCCGCCAGACAGATTAAAATATACAACTTATTACAAAGACAGACTCTATGCCGTGAGTGCGGATGACAGATCCCGCCCCCTTTACAGCGACTTAGCAGAGCTGGAATCCTGGCATTACGATAATTGGCTAGAAGTAAGAGTAGATGGCGGAGGATTTGTTACCGGATTTGTCGCTCACGGCAATTCGCTTTACATATTCAAAGATAGAGAAATTTGGGCATTAACCGGCGATCCGGATGCATCCTCAACCTTACAAGCTTTGTCTGGTGGCGAGCGAACAGGAAGCCAAACAGAGATAGGCATAGGATGCACTGCACCTCGATCTATCGCAACATACGGCGAGGATTTGATTCTATTTTATACCGCACTTTACGGAGTTTACAAAATACAAAATGGACAGATTTTGCCTGTTTCTCAAGGTCAAGATATTCTTGGATTAGATGATGATACATCGGGTGTTATTCACGTTGATGATAAAGGTGAAGTATTTTATGTGTTATCGCCACCGACTGGCGATGCTTGGATACTGCATGTGGGTAAAGGCTTTTGGTGGAACGATGAAAACGTTAATGTACCTTGCTTTTGTGTAGATAGAGATGGGCATATACTTGGTGGTTCTGGTGGGTTTATCAATCGCTATTATCATTCAGATCAAACAACAGATAATGGAACTGAATATTTTGGTAAAATTAAAACAGCTTGGTTGAATTTGCGTCGAGCTAATGAAGATGCAATACTTCGCAAGGCGCAAATTCAGAAAAAGGATTTGCATAAAGGTTGTTTCGTGACGGTCGAGAATGAGCGTGGCGACGAGTACGCTTCTAATATGGAATCTTACGATAGATTCTTTAGTATAGATAATGTTAGTGGACGCCTATTCTCTTATACCTTTACATGGCTTGAGGGAGTTATTGAATCGGTTACAACTCATTATAGACGGAGGCGAGGACATTGATGGGTGCATGTAGTGGCCTAACTTGTAGTAATGTGGGTGTGCCTTGTTATGCTTACGATCAAGATGATGATCCGTTATATTTTTGTATTTTCCACTTGGTAGAATATAGATATTGTTGGTGTTGTGGTATAAGATTGAAAAAAGGTTCTTTAAAAAAATTATGTGTTAATTGTTACGATCCCGATATAAGTGATGAGCCATTTTGATTAAAAGGAATTGTAAATAATGAATAATAAAAAAATGATAGGAAATCTCAGTAAACGACATAGCGCGCCGGCTCGCAAACAAACTATAGTTAAGCGAGCGGCTCAAGCGGCGGCTACTATAACTCAATCGGTTGTGATACGACAAGAGAAGCAAGGAAGGTGATACGAGATGGCGAGCATACCATTGGCCTTAACAAGTATATACTTAAGGGGCAGTCAATTACGAGAACCAGAGCCATTGCCGTTTGGCTTCAATCCCTTAGATGATTCCGCAATTCGCGCATCTTTGGAAAGTCAAGGGTTGGCTGTAGGGGGTAGTAGTATCCCAGGATCGAATGTACCTCAAGTGCAAGTTAGTGGTACTCCAGCATTATCTCCAGGCTTACCCGGTCGGGGTGCAAGGATAGAAGAGGCGGCCAGGGTTGAACAAAGGGCGTCACAGGCGGCTATAGGTGCGCGCTTGGCGACCGCATTAAGGGCTTCGGACATAGACGCCGCCCAAAGGGGCTTCTTGCGAACTGGCGGCCAGCAGGGGCGACGTGACGACCTTCGTATTGCCGCCATACAAGCCAGCGCACAGGCCGAGGGGTCTATAGCGTTAGACAAATTGGGGCTAGAACAAAGGGCATTAGAAGCCCAACAACGGTATGATCTGACGGTCGCACAGCTTGATGCACAGCGCGCTCAGGCCACAAATGCTTTTTATGCTACTATTGCAAAGAACGCGATACAGCTTGCTCCGGACCTACTTGGCTTGTTTGATATCGGCGGTGGAGGCGATCAGTTGTTTAGCGATGATCTTGATGTTGAAACATTAGATCCAGTAACAGTAGAAAACTTCTTTTAAGGATGTGATATAAAGTGGGTAAGAGTTTAAGTTTCGAGCCAAGCAAAAAGCTATCTATACTTACTGGAATATTAGAAGGTTTGAGCGAGCGTAAAAAACAAATGGAAGAGGCGGAGGCGGTGCAGGCCAAAAACCAATCTTCTTTGATAAGACAACTGCTTCCGACTATTCTGCGAGAACGAGGAGAGCAGGGTAGATTCGATGTGCGGGAGGTTAGAGAGACTAAAGAGTTTGGAGCAGGACAAGAATTAAATATTGCAAAGTTTGATTTTGCAAAAGCAAATGCTCAATTTAATAGAGAATTTGATCTTAAAATGCGCGATATGAAGAACACCTTTACCAATCTTGCGCGAGAAGATGAGCAAAGATTCGATCTTGAAATGTCTAAATTAAAACAAACTTTTGATCTGCGATTAAAAGATTTAGAGCAAGCATTTGCTACAGGCGAGCGCAAAGCCGGACAAACCTTCACTACCGGAGAGCGTGGAGCAGGGCAGGCTTTTACAACAGAAGAGCGAAAAGCTGGCCAAAAGTTTAGAGAAATAGAAAATCAATTAGATCGAGAATTGCAACGCGATCTTCGCGGCGAAGCTTTTTCTAAAGAAGAGCAAGTAGTTGTATCTAATTATCAAAGTGCGGCAGTAGCTTATAATGCACTTATTGGGATACTTATAAATCCCGTTCACACCGAAAATGAATTATTGAATCAGCAGGCTGTCCAGGCCGCTGACGAGATGGCGCGTTGGGCAGATCAGTTAAGACCAATATATGAATCTAAAGGATTGGCCTCACCCTTAGTTCCTCCTACAATACAGCCATTTGAAGATAGGGGAAAGGGGATATTTAATTTCGGAAGAGATCAACAGTTTGGATTTCTTCCAAGATTGAAAGTGCCGACAGATGTCGAGACTATCGATAAGCCTGTCGAAGCTGTGGAAACAAAAACGAGTAAAAAAATATCCGCTATTGAAAAGACTCCTGTTTTGACAACAAGCGGTGACGAGTTCAACCAGTTCGTGCAATCGCTTCAAGCACAAATGAAACAGCAAAAGAAAAGTAGTATTAAATTAGATGATCGAAGTAGAAAAATCTTATTAGAAAAGGGGTTTGATGCAGATGCCATCGAAAGAGCAGCCAGCGGTCGGTAATCTTTTTCCAGAAGAAAAGTCAGCGACAGGCAATTTGTTTCCAGAAGAAGAAGAAGAGCCAGCAGTAGGAGATCTTTTTCCAGAAACCATATCTATATTTTCGCGCGAAACACAAGGGCGACTCGATGCTGTTCCGCTAGAGCAAACTGTGCCGCTGATTATGCAAGGTAACGATGAATCGCTGGCAGCACTCTTTGGGAAAGAGGCGTTAGGATCGTTATTAACGAATGTTATCAAAGGGGCGCAGCTTATAGATACACCTAGAAGAATTGCATCGAACATTCAAGATTTAGAAATGAAGCACGGAATACCTCTTTTGTTTAGAGCTGGAGAGACTGTGTTTGGAACTGGAAAAGGAATACCACACGATGAATTAGTACAAGCTTTTATCGATGGATGGCATGGCGAAGAATATTCGGACGCTGCAACTAAAATTAAAAGAATGGTTCTTCCTGCTCCGCTGTATGACAAAGTAGAAAAATGGATCGATAATCATGAACGCTTCCCCGGCACACACATTAGAGTAAAACCTTTTGTTACGGCCGGCAAATTTACTATTAACATGGGTGCAGATATTTTATGGGATGCTTTCTTTTGGGGAGGCATAGGTCAAGTCGCTCTTAAAGCACCGGGTATTAAAGGTATATTTAATGATGTACCAGATAATGTATTGCATAAAGGATTTCAAGAGGCTGTAAAATGGAAAGCAAAAAAGTACAATATGTTTGATAATGTTATAAATAACTTATCGGATGCTGGTAGGTATGTTGGCAAAAACGGCGAGCGGGCTGGCAAAGTGTGGGGCGATGATGCGGCAGAGATAGCAGAAGTGTGGGGCAAGGAGTATGGGTTTAAGCCGATACAAGGAGTATGGCCACACGAGCCAAGTATAAAAGAAAATATGGAGTTGGCGGAAAGATACGGAATGACAGTTCTGCCAATTGCTCCACAAAATCCTCAAGCTCTCGCTAGTTTCACCAGGCTGGATAACACAATACGCATACGGCCAGATATAGCCGAAAAACTAAAGGCTCTAGATCCAAATTGGACATCCACGACAGAGGGTGGGGTGTTTTTGCATGAATTAGGACATGGTATATGGCATAATTTACCAGAAGAATCTAAAGATAGTTTTGCGGTCTATATTAGAGAAGCTCGCAGTAAGGTATTCAAAAAACAAACTCCACTAATACCAACTATGGAAGATTTGGCGGAGCGATCTGAAAAAACTTTAGAGTTATTCCCAACCCTTTACGGATCATCGAGTACCGTCGAAGCATTTGCAGAAGTGTTCTCGTTTATCAATCAAGGACGCGCCGGAGATGTTCATCATAAATTAGCCGCAGCTTATATAGATGCTATGAAAAATGCCGGTATTCCTTACATCGATATCAACGATGTTAAGAAAACCTTAATGGCTAGAGAGTTTATCGATCAAGTTACAAAGCCAACATTGAAGAAAGTTACAGATGGAGAAGATATAGCTATTAAACCTTTTGTAAGTTCGGCTAAATTGAATAAACAAATTGAAGCAATCAATCACGGCAAACTTGCAAAGTTGGATGAACTATCACCACATCAAATACAAGCTATAGCTGCCGATATTACAACCGCCGCTAATGCACCAAAGAATTTCAGCGCATGGGTATCTGCTGGCAGTATAGGCGGTATACCATCGTGGCGTATGTATGAAATAATGGGCATACCGGAAGCTTATAAGCTAATAGATGATGCCATGACTGTATCTACCATAGCCTATGCCAAGCGATCCGATTGGGTGTTTAATATGAAAAAACAATTCAAAAAGGAGTTTGGAGAAACATGGACCGATGATAGTATATACGATGATATAGCGTCTCGCTTTGCGGATGAAGGGCCGGAAGCCGTACTCGAAGGTGCGAAAGATGTTAGTTCAGAAATTAGATCCTATATTAGTTCAGTCGTTGAAGCCGATAGGGAATTGCACTGGAACGCTATGGCCGATCTGTTAGAGGAAGCAGGGCTAATAGGCAAAGGGCTTGATATTGATGATCTACCAGCACGTCACGAATTCTATTTTCATAGAAGAAATTTTAGACACGATATTATCAAACGAGTTGAAGCTGGCAAAGGGGTGCTGCCATCTGATTATAGAATACAAAGAGCTATGGCGAAAAAATTACCGAAGGGTGTGTCCGCACCAGAGGTAATTGCTCGCTCTGCTGATGAAAATGTATTTAGAAGAGATTGGACTAACATTACTTCGATGGCTTATCGCGAATCCTTACGCAAGCTTTACTTTGAACCAGCCGCATCTCGCATGGATGGCATATTGGATTTACTAGATGGTGCTATTAAAGATGAGGCTAAAGAGTACTCTACTAATTGGGTTCGTCATGTGCGAGGTATGCCATCGGCGTGGGATTCTAAATTAAACAGATTAAACAAAAAGGTATTCGGCCCGGCTTACTCGCATGTATTTGGTAAAGAAATGTCCGAGCGTTCATTTGAACGATTTGCTGGCGAAATGCGAAAGCTCGCTTATGGTGGTACAATAAGTTTCAATACGCGCTCTTTAATCAAGCAGGGATTTCAATCACAACTAACGATTGCAACCATCGGAAACAAGGCCACTTTAGCCGGATGGGAATCTATGTTTACACCTGGCGGAAAGCAATTACTTAAACATTTCCCGGTTACTGTTGGTGGTAACAGATTGGCTATGTCTAGTTTTGATATATCTACTAAAGAAGGATTGAATAGACTAACAACTACCTATGCCAATGCAATTAAATTTGGAGCAAAGCCATTCTCTGCCGTTGATATGTATATGAATGTAGCTGGCGCGGGCAATGGCGCGTTATTTTATATTGCCAATAATTCGCAAGCTAATCTTAATCGAGTAGTAGAATACGCTGCGAAAAAAAGTGTCCAGAAAAAACTAACTCCACAAAATTTTTGGGATACATTAGCAAGTATGGCAGACGATGGACTAATAGATGATTGGATTGATATGGCGAATAGGAATATAAAGGTTACACAATTCTCTTATAATCCCTGGGATATGCCAGCGCACTTATGGAGTTCGGTAGGAAAAAACACCTTACAATTTACCAACTGGCCTTCTCATTTCTTTGGTGCGTTTATACCACAGATGTATCGCCAGGCAGTAAAGGGTGTCAACGTGTTTGGGTTGCGGGCAACGGCCGCACAGCGAATAGCTCCATTTTCTTACATAACTAAAATGGCAGCTATCGCTGCTGTCGCGCGCGGCATGGGGTATAATATGGATTATCTTGCAATTACCGGGCCGCTGCCTACGGGAAGAGTGGGAGGGTTTTTTGAATTGCCTGTACCAGTTACGCCATCAACGGAGATGGCTATCGTATTAGGCAATATAGCGGTAGGTGCATTGGAATCAGTAGGCGAGCAGGATTCAAGAAGATTAAAGGATGGCCTTAAATCTTTGCCAAAAGCAATGCAACCATATATTTTAGCTGGCAATACGCTATCGAGAATAAACTCTGTGCGAGCAGGAAAAGCCCCTGTAGATTTTATCTTTCTTCCCAAAACAAGAGAAAAAGAAACCGAACCTTCGATACTAGAGGGGCTTCCCGGTTTGAAGACAGGCCTAAAACCTCTTCGATAGCTAAAACTTCATTTCAACAGAAATTAAAACTTAGCCAACTCTGCATCCACTTTAACAATTTCAGCAGCATTAGTATCCAGTGCGTCTTGCGTCCACTCTATAGGATTGCCATTATCATCGCACATATTTTCATAGCCTACAGGGTATGTAGACAATTCGATTAGATGTATACGATAATTTAGCCATGCTTGCTTTGCGCCATCGATAATATGTTGTTTTGTTTTACGTCTAATAAAAAACATTATTGTTCCTCCTTTGTTCTGTTTACTAAATCGGTTAGCTCTTCGTTAATACCATCTAATTTGGCTATTAGATTAGCGTAGCGAATGGCATTGAGTGGTGAGTTTAATTGCTTACCATCCAACTGTTCTAGTTTAATTCGTATAGCATTGGCTGTACTTAGCGGTAATTCAATATTGTATAACATTACTCCAACACTCCTTTCAAATCTTTGATATTAAATACAACATAAACTTCTGAATGATTAAAATAGGATATAGTTATAGCTGGTATTCCATAACCATATCGCTCAGCTTCTTTATCTATTTTAACCAACTGTTTTTTTTGTAGATTAAATCCCTCCATGTTGCGAGTTGACTTGTGATCTACCACTACAGTCAATCCTGTTTTCTTGTTTCTAACTATTTTATCCCCAACGCCTGTTGTTCTGCGACCAGTATCTTCGACTAACTCCCAGCCTATATCGAGAAAGGCTTGTTCCATTCTATCTTCTTTAGTCCTGCTGTATTGACTCATCATTCCTTCTCCGGTTCTGGCGAATCAGCCAAAGCAAATTCAATTATTTCATGCACGGCTTTAGGAAAATCATTTTCAAGCATCCAAACTAAATAATCAGGCTCATCCAATACAATATCGGATAGCTTTTCGCCAGAATGATTGCCAAAGTTAAAAATATAATCATTTTGATCATCTGTTTCTATAAGCCATTTATCAATACGTTGTTCAGTCATTCTTTCTCCTCTTCGTGCGGTGGTAATGCTAATGGTTTTTCTACTTCTTGCCATTCAGCATCATAGTATTCTTCATCACCAAATGCAGCACCTCTGCCGTTGGGCCATAGAGTGTTGTTGAAATCGCTCCGTATTGCATTGATCATCTCTTCGCGTTTGGTATGTATTTGATTTATCGCACCCCACATGCTTTTTGTACTTGTGGCTCGATACTGTTTCTTGCTCTTAGGGAATTTCTCCTGCGCTTTGTGTGGTTCCCAATCACCATCTACATATTTTTTATAATCTTCGGCTGATTGTTCTGTAGCTTTTTTAACATCATCCTCCCAGGATGGCCAAGTACCCCAAGTTACTGAATTAAAAGCATCGCCATTACCCTCGTCGATAGCTGCACATGTTGTTACATTCTTATCGAAATTTTTATACACCCATGACTCTTGGTGGCGTACAATTTGTTCTACCTTTGGATCGCCAATACCTGTAACCTTAGAAAATTGCTCGAGTATCTCAGAGTTTGTCATGTTCCCACCACCTTTAATCTATTGAGCCATATTGCTCGAAAATATTATCTAATTCTTCACTAATTCTATTGCGTGTTTCTGCCAACCAAACTTGTTCTTGGTAATGATTATCAAAAGGATAATATTCTATTTTGATATGACAATATCTATCGCCCACTTCGCGCTTGCTATGTGGCCATGTAAAATCTAATTTAACATTTCTGCCTCGTCTCAAAATATTTATACAATAATCTCCCATATCTCGTATTACAATTTCTTCATCTAGAATTTGCATCACAATAAATGGAGTCACTTCCCCACCACCTTTAGTCTATCAATCTCTAGCCTCAGTTTATAATAACCCTTAAACTGTTCGTCGGCTCTGGCTTGTTTTAACTCGCCATCATCGACTATTTCTTTTTGTATAGCATCCCACGATACATCACCATAAAATTCTTTATATTCGCGTAGTCTATAGTAAGTAATTTCGTACATACCAAACGATACTTCATCGGTTTCTTCTAAAGCATTGAGATATTCACTAAGTTTTGTAATAGCTTTAGCGTAATTAAGTTCGCCTTTAGTCCACTTCTCTTCTGGTTTTGGTAAGCTTAATTGTGTCATCAAAAATCATCCTTTGCAATAGTTTCATCTATAAGATCTGTTTCTTCTTCATCTCGTATTTCATCTATGCCAGCTACGAGTCTAAGGAATTTTCTACCCATTGGAGTCTTGCGATACTTGCTACTGTACCCCATATCTAAGAATTTATTAGATATAAACAAAGATATAATTTGATCTACTTCACTCGATTCTAAATTTAACGCCACCTTTATAATATTCTTTTGAAAAGTGTTAGTAGATAATACCCATTTCGCTATTACCTCTGCGTTGATGCCAAAATTCTGTGTAAAGTGTTCTGCAAGCTTATCCATTTCTTCGTCATCGAGAATGGTTTTAGCTCGCTCCATGCTGTAGCCATAATAATCTAAACTAGGCGATTGGTATATTGTTTCCAAAAATTCAATAGCCGCATCGATATGAATTTTTTCTATTAAAAGATTTATACCATCTTCCGTATTGTATACCCTACCAGCTATGGCGGCAGCTATTCTAACAATCTTGAGTCTCATGTCTGCTGATTCAACAAGTGGTATATCGGCAATCCAATTTCTACAAAACTTAACTGATTTTTCTAGGACATACTTTTCGGTAGTATTAGTTATTGTTATTTCTTCTGGCTTTCTAGTCCATATCCAAAGAAGTAAGTCTCTACATAAATCTTTAGTATAAGGATTGTCTTTAGATAAAATATCATGCACGTCCGTATGTAATACATCATCGCCCACTTCTCCAGCCATAACTCCAATGGCAAAATCAAAACGTCTTATATCTTCTTTGGACTTAAAGATAGGTAAATCCAAAATAGCCATAACCGGATAGCCATAGCTTTCCATAGACATTCCTTCTTTTGGATTAGCAATAGATATGAGTCTAGTCTCTGCCAGCGCACTACCCCAAGCATAACGCATTACATTAACAACACCCTCGCTCCGCACCCTTGTAAACTCTTTGAAATCATCAGGTTTCATGCCGTGTATCTCGTCAATAGCAACAAGCATGCCATTAGCCCTGCACAGTAAGCCATACTGTATCCAAGCGTCTTGTCCTTGAACCATTTGGATATTATAAAGCAAACCTGTTCTGCTGGACGATTCTCCAGATGCAAATGTACCTAGATTGTAGTAACCCATTAGCTGTTTTATAATTTCGGTTTTTGCCTGACCAGTATCGCCAATCACAAGAGCATCTAACCACCCCTTTATGTTACGCTCTTGAAAATTAAAACGACGCACAGAATGATAAACCAAATCAACTCCCATAATTAAATCTCCACGTCCAAATATAAACAAAAAATCATTTATAAAATACGCATGTATTTCTTTTATTTTATCCAATGGATTTTGTTCTGGTTTTTTCTGGAATATTTTTAACTCTTTTAGCCTACTTTTTGATAGTGTAAAATTTGCTAAAGTCGATGACAGAGGCGTTGCTTCTTCTACCAAAAAAGTAGCTTGCATTGTGCGTGGGTGCGGATGAACATATCCTAGCAATCCATAACTTGTATTAAGTTTTAATCCATGACCAAAATACATAACCCTTACGCGACCTACACTCTCTTCGATAGCGAAGTCGGTTAAAGTGGGTGCTACATACAAACCCATTGCATTTATCCATTCTATATCGAACTTAAAATCGACACATCTGTTGTGTATGCCAAATACATACCGAACTTTTTGCATAAGATCGCGCTGATTCATATCAATCAATGGAACAGTTTTTGGATTACTGGCATCGAATTTTATTATACGTTCATTACGAGCCTTCTCTGCGTTGTAATAAAATTGCTGAGGACAATCTACGCATTTACTTATTTCTGGATTGTTTCTGCACCACCCTTTAATCTCTTCCGGTATTAAAAGGTCATGACTATCCCTACCGATAGCATCGGCTTTGGTGTAGATTTTAGCAGACATATATTCCGATTTGGCATGGTCAGCCAAAGCCACCTCTATTGGTTTGATTTCCTTTACAATACAATTATCGCAATCAACCTTCATGCCGCAAGTCAATATACTTCCACAGCTAAATCGATATTGCGAACCAGAATACACGGCAGACAAGACCGCCATAGTTTGCGATTCTCTTGTATCTGGATTATGAACGTGTGTTAAATTTATCGGTATATTCCTAGACCATTCGCACATTGTTCTTTTAGCATCTTGAATCGGCGCATCAAAAGCTTTGAAAAAATTAGCCATAGCCATATCTGCTCGGTTTTTTGTACCAAGTACAGCTAATCCTTTTTCTAAAAGAAATGCAATACATTCTGGATATACATCTCCGAACTTATATTCTTTATCAAATTCAATTTCTTGAACTTCTTGACGTTCTTGATACTCATCGTTACTATCGGCGAATAGTTTAACAAGTTCCGGATGCGAGATTGTTACTTCTTGATTAGCAATTTTTATATTTCTTGGCTCGACGGCCAAAGATACAATATCGCCAACATCTAAAGTATTTAACTCTTGTAAAGTGAGTGCAATTTTGTAGAAATCTTGTTTGGGATTTGGTGTATTTTCTATCCGCCACATTCTAGGATAAGAATAAACTGTGTTGTCTAGCGTTGCCAAAGCCAACATCTCTTTAATATTTTCGGCGACGTGTCGCCAAGAGTATGTAAGAGTATCTGACTCCACAGCACCAAACACCAACCCATTAACAAGGATATGAAATCCTCGATTCCCCGAAAACCACACCTGCGAATCAATTGAATATGTCTCAGAAAAATAGCCGGCAAGTTTCCGTGCATCTTGTAAGGCATCTTCAACTGTGAGATTCCTATCTTCATTAGCGTCCAAATCGAAGTACATCGGACACCAATGCTTTTCCCCTTCCGTGCGTACATGATTATTAAAAGTTTGGATGGTATGGTAATAGGCTCTTCTGTCTGGATTTTCTGTAATCCAATTATCTATATCCTCCAATTTTATACGCTCAGTGGTTGACCACTTTAAGCGTTTGATTTGTCGCCCAATCATAAACTCGTACATCACATGAACATATTGATACTCTGCTTTCCACAATGTTCAACTCCTTATAGTTAGGAAATTATTTTTATTAAGCAATCGTATCAATAAGTTTCAAGAGGTTCCTCTTCGGGCTCTCTTGTTGCGTCAACATTGACCATATCTGGAAAAACACGTTCCAGTAGTTGCTCGTAAAGTTCGGTTAGTGGCGGTCGCGTTTGGGCGATGGTTTGCTGCGCCAATAGTACAGCATCTCTATTTGGCATATTGTTGTAAGTTGTCGCGATAGAATTTTCTACCAAGTTGATTATATAAGATGTTCGAGTCTCGCCTCTAAGTCCACAGATTCCATCCAATAGCTCTCTAACTCCTGGCTTAAAAGCTATATACGCTCCTTGTTTTTCTGACTTCATTTCAGTTAGTCTCCTTAATTGTATTGAATATACTATCCAAATATAACGATATTTCAGATTCAGGCGGTAGCCAGTTATCGGGCTTAACAGTTTTCCCGTGTCTAAATTTAGCATTTCGTGAACTTTGTTTTCTCATATTAGCTTCATGAACTATTTGAAATATTTCACTACCATCAACACCCATTTCTACAAATGTACCAAAAATAAAATATAACAAATCAGATAAACCATCTAATTGATCAACAAAATTTTTAGCAGATACTAATTCTCCCAACTCTTCCAACATCCATGTAACACGTTTTTCAAATCTAGCACGATTTAACATAGTTGGTTTATCGTTTATTGGATGCTCGCAAACTTCATGAAATTTTCTTACTGCATTCTGCGCTTCTTTGAACATCATTTCTCCTTGACATAGAACGTACATTCTTCCCAATCAATAAGCGGAAGTTTTTTATCCTTAAAATGCTTGATCCAGTTGTTACGCTTTAAGAAACTTATATCCGGTAGCGATGCGCGCTTGGTTTCTATATAAGTAAAACCAGCTCGCTCCATTGATGAAATTGTCATTTTATCCAACACAACTAATTTGCCCTCGGATATACAATTTCGAGTGAGTAAACAAACATGCGCTCCGACTTGTAAAACACTATAAAGTTGAGTGTAAATCTTTTCCATTTCACGACGATATCTAGTTCCAACCAAAGTCGCCGGATTGTTCTTGCCATAATGATGTTCTTTATGTCCACTGTATTCCGATACGGTCGCCGCCTGTTCTTTGGTCTGCTCCGTAAGAGCCATATAGGGTGGTGAAGATATGACGTTATATTTTGTGTGCGTCTGGATAGCGATGGGGGCTGTGCCCAATTTGCGTGAATCGTAATTGTATACTCTAATATCGCCAATGCCATTTATACCTTCGGTGGCTTTTCTAAAAGCTTCGAGATTGCCTTGCACATGAGCGGTATGGCCGATAAGCAATCCCATATCATCGTCTTCGCTTATTGGTATATCGTATCCGATCATATCGTTGTAATATAATTCTTCTAATTCTACGCCACATCCATCGTAACCTTTGATGGCGGCCACTATTAGCAGACTTGCTATTCCGCACATAGGATCGAGTATAGTGCAGCTTGAATCTATCCATCCCTGCTCTTCCATGTATTCCAAGCAAACCGTACCGAGTCTACAATTATTCTTAGCTTGATGATCTTGTACGGCTTTCTTGGCAAAGTATGTATCATACCATTCGTGGTTGCGCTGTTGGATATACCAATCTAATTCATGAGTTCCGTATGTTTTGAATAACCAATTACGGTTGGTTTCATAAAAATCATTTTCAATATAGCCAGAATAAGGAGTTTCGTAATCTTTAGTTGGCATTATTCAATATCCTCTCCAAAAATTTAAGTTGCCATCGGGTATGCCTAATTTTTCACGAACTATTTTATGTCGCAAGGCTGTTATGTTTTTATCCCACAACGTCAACGTATGAAAATTTATCCAATACTTACCAACCCAAAAATAAAACATTGTTAAGTGACGTTTTTTCCAGCCATGATTACACCATTTCCAGTGACAACAACGATGTTCTATTTCATCACTAATAACAATCATTAGACGTTCTATGCGAAATACTTTTCTCATATTTAATCCTCAAACTTTCTTCTTGCCATCCACGCTATTTTAAGAGCAACAGTAGCAACATGCGTAGCTTCTCTAATAATATCCTTTAATTGACATCCTAGTACAGCCAAACATAACTCACCGTATTCCTCGCCTAAAATAATCATCCATTTATGTATATGATGTTTTTGATTGCCCCATTTTTCAATTTGAGAAACATCTTCTTCGGCAATCATATCTAATGCATCTTCGCACAAGCCTTTATCTTCAAACCAAAATGGCATTTTAATATCCTCCAGGAATAACAAGACGAGGCTGGAAATTACTTACCCATCACCCCGCACTGCTAAAAGATGTCGCCACTCCGATAAGCCGATGGTGTCAGAGCCACCAGAGATAGTGTGACAGATTCTGGTATACTCTATTCGGAGTGACGACAAATATAGTTATATCTTCTTTTCGTTGACGAGTTCTTGCGCCTTTTCAATATACGCTGTAGCTTGTCGAAGATTGCTCATGAACTCATCGCGATTTTCACCCAAATCGGGTTCTTCGATTTGCAAATCGTACATCAAGCGCGTAACGCGTTTATTAAGCATCACCGTTATACCGATGGGTGCATTGATTCGATTGACATTCTTGGTTCTTGCCATTTTAGTTTCCTCGCCATGTTCTGCTCGGAATTTCTTCCTTACTAACTCCGAGCAAAAATAACACGAACAATTAAGGTGATGACCACACATTTGCAGATCTCCTTACAGACCATCTCCAGCCGCTTCGCTAGTTGTAGTTTCCGCATCGTCGTCTGGATCAATTTCGCGACCATGAAATACATCTCTAAGATAGCGATGCAATTCTTTTGGCCCATCCGGTGTTGGAACTATGGCGAGCAGTTCCTTCGCCATAGGGTTCGTAATTTCATCGCCGGCGCTAAAATTGAGTACAGACCAATTACGACCACCATTAGATCTGGCCTCTAACCCAATTTCTGTAATCATCGCGTTATGTTTAAGACCTGCCGCATCGAGAGAAGAGCAGTAATTATCCCACGCTCTTATAGAAGTAGTGGGAACTTGCAAGAGCTGAGATATTTTAATTCCTTCTTTCCAAAGTAAGAGCCTGCGAATATCGCTACAAGCTTTACCCTTGCCCTCTTTGCCTAGCATTCCAACGCTACCCCATACATTATAAGGACAAGTGCGACAAGATAAACCACCCTTAGCAACCTCGCCCTTAATAATTATAGCCGGATGTTTTTGATCAGTTATGCTTGCCCAATCTACATCGGCCATAATGCCATTTTCGTAATCATTAGAAGCACATATTGGTCGGTTATTAGTAACTTCTGCCACTTGTTTCTCTGCCGCCTCCACCCCGAACTTAGGGAAGAATACTCGCACTCTTTTAGATGCAAGTATTACACCCACAATTCGTTTTACTGGTTTCAAAGAAGGAATTGCAAACAGCGAAGTATCGTGAGCTATTTTTATCACCACCATCTGTGGTGTATATCCTTGTGCATCCTCTTCGAGTTCATCGCTAAGTTCCGCCAGCGCAGTAGTCATATCTTGTGTGGCTTTATCTTTGTTTTCCATTACTAAAAGTCTCCTTATTGTAGTTTCTGATTAATATCAAAAACCCTCCATTTCATTAGCCAACTGCTCTACCGCCGTTTTGGGCGGTAACTTCTTAACGCCATCTTTCACCTTCCTCACAGTTATGACATCGGTTGTTAACATCGAAAATCCTTTTGGCATACATTCTGATAAAGGTAGCCTTAACTCTACGGATGCTAATTGAGCATCTTTCAATATCATATGCAAGCCTCTCGGATCTTTCTGCGACCCCTTTATGAATACCTCCTCCATATATTGCGACCGGGGTTCATCTTGATCCTCTACCCATTTGGTTAATTTTTCATAATCAGTAACCTTGCCCCAATTTCTCTTACTTCTCGACATAGAAAATCCATTTCGTTTTACCGAATCGTTATCAACGCTATCCATGTGAGCAATCAATCGCTCTTTTGCATTAGCAAGCTTTGTGCTTGCCCGCTTGGCTTTTGTTTTCATTAATTCGTTGCCATTGTAAGCCCTGATATATTCTTCTATTGCATCCATTTTTACTATTTCTTTAACCATTCTCATCCTCCTCTCTTTGTCCTTGCCCAACACTTTTATAATGTTTGATTTTAAGTATCTCTGAGCCATTCTTGCCAAATCCCTCTCTGCCAGTTATAGCTTTGGTGCACGATAAAGGTCGCCAGGGTTTGCGAGCATCTTCGCCAAACTCTTTGCCAGTTCTTAATTCACCCCTCTTTCCGTAGCATGATTCGTAACCAACCCCACACCAAAAATCATTATCCTCTTCTATAAGATGCGGACAGATATCACCATCAGTACAAAATAATGTACCAGTTCGAGGTCTAAGCGCAAGCATGGCAAAACGATTTTCCATGTGTAATTGAGAATTACAATGAATAAATGCATCTTTGTGCTTATAATTCACATCACAAAATACACAATATACATCACTATCTTCTACATCGCCATAGCTAAAGGTTGCGTTTGTCATTTTGATATTTTATCCTTCATAACTATAACTACTGCTGTAGTTAATAATAAAAACAAAATAGCAATACCTCCTAGCAATAGCGCTATGGTGTCCAAGATTGATGTGAACATTTCAAAACTCCTTTCTCGCAATTACAATATCTTGAATATTGTTTTCGCAATCTGGCGAATCGTTTGAATGTTTGCGTTTGATTTTATCTACAATACCATGTATTGTATCATCGTTATAAACTTCTACCTCACCAACATACTCACATCTTTCGCATTCAAAACCTTGCATGTATTCCAACTTCTCGCGTTTTTTAGGATCTATAACCATATCGCCCACTACTCTTACTGACTGTTTATCTTTATGGTTGATATATTCTTTGATCCATTCATTGATTTTTTCAATATCAAAGTAAGGTTGATCATCTATAAAAATAGTTGGTATTGTACTGTTTAATACCATGTGTCTTATAGATATTGGCGACACTCTAAACTTACTGGCTAACTGTCCGACTGTTAAGAGATTGGGTTTTGATTCTTGCATCTTTTTCAATCACCTCTGCCGCATCACTAAAGAGTAGTGAGTGTTTATTTTCTTTTTCTCTCCATGTCATAAAATTAACGATTGCGCCCTCAAGACCAGCCTTTACATCTTTAGGATTAAATGTAATTGCCCTGTCGTCAAGATAAACATCAGCCGCAGGTTTACCAATATTATCAACTGGAAAATCTGGATTCATATTGATATAATCATAATATATATCATGCAATTTACACCATTTATCAATTTTTACAAAACTTCTACATGAATATATTATAATTGTATAATTATGGTTGAGACGAAGATTATCAATTAATTCTTTCATACCTTCTATTGGCCCTCCCAAATGATCTTCTCCTCGCCATCCATCATAATGCGCTAGAACACCATCAAAATCTATACAAATCGTTTTTTGCATTTTCCACTTCCCTTACATTTTGGACATATAAAATGTATCACTATGCCCCTGAGTCTCGTTTCGGCAATACCTCTTCCGTTACATCGTTTGCATTTCATTTAATTACTCCATCCTTCGATGTTCTTTGAGAGTTTCGTGCAAATCATTTAATATATAACTAACATAATCATCTAAAATCACATATGGCATAAGTAAAAGTTCAGATACAATAATTATTTTTTCTACTACTTCTCGTTCGCCGCAAGCAAGATTAAAAACAACATTCGGTGGTGGTATATGAAGCTGTACTGTTATAAATTTATCCGAATATTCTCTAAATCGCTCGAATGTACCATAATACGATGTCAACAAAATCCCTTGATTACTTTTTTGTTTGTTCATTTTTTCGATAAACATATTTACTTCCATTTACCCCTCCATCTCTTTTTTAATTTCTTGCGCCATCCTTGTCAGCAACTCATTGCACGATTGTACCTTATTGGAAATAGTTGCCATATCCATCTGAAATCCAACAGTTTTATATTCAAGCGGCATATCGATCAAAGATTTAAGTGTACGATACAATTTTTCAGATTCTTTTAGTGCAGTTTGAAAAGTAGCTGCCATTTTATTCCTCCTCCATCATTTTCTTCTTATACTGCTCCGCCTCTTCTGGTTTAGCTATAAGCCACAACAAACTGTTTTTATCCATTTTGGGTACACTAATAACAACGCCCTCGTCGCCTAACATTTGATCAGACCAACTTTGCTTGGTATCGAGTATATATTCAAGCCTCTCGTCGATAGCATTATCGGTAATAGCAGAGATAACAGTCGTAGGTCGCTCTTCGCCTAATTTGGCCACACCTTGCGTTCTATCTTGCGCTTGCTTGTTAAGATGAGGTGACCACCATTTATCCCAAAACCAATGGAAATCAGCCGCAGGGAATCCCTTACCCTCCGCCGATAGAATATTACATACCATTATACGGCATTCTGGATCATTATTAAAGCGTGTCATTTCATTAAAGATATAATCGCTTTTCATACCACCTTTTATCATGGCTGTTCCGTGTTCACCATAGCGGTCGTGCAACATTTCTAGAGGTGGTACATATCTAGACCAAATAACAAGTTTGCCAATAGACTCAAGATATTCATCCACAAACTCATCTAATTCTTTTAGCTTCCAGTTATTATCAAACCATACAACATCATCTTTACCTTGTGGCCCAGATGATGACCTGGAATCAAAACTAGTTAAAGTGGGGTCAAATCTGCCAAAGAGATCCAATAAAATATCCTCCTTTGGAACTTTCGGAAGATAACCACTAGTTATTTGTTGCAATCTGAGAATCTTAACAAGGTTATTCTGTGCTTCCATTGCGGTAAACTCGCCCTTTTCGTTAGTAATCTCAGTCCAGAGCAAATCGCGCATTTCGTTATACGCTTTTAGCTGATCGCCAATCATAGTACCAGATCGATCTTGTCTAATGGTTACATCGAACATAATATCTTCACGTTTACGCCTTAAAGATATTTTAGATAACCTATGAGTGATTTCATCTAATTTATGATAACCAGTAATCGCTTTACCGTTATATCCACCTCTCGTGGCGAACTCACTATAAAATTGTTCAAGATTTGCACCCAACAATCCAGGGCATACAAAATCTGTCATACAAAAGGCGTCCTCTGGGCGATTAGCAACTGGCGTACCTGTCATCATCAAAGAGTAAGTAGGGTTTAGCCCCATAATCGCCCTTGTCTGTTTGGCTAAAGGGTTCTTAATCTTATGGGATTCATCGCAAATTAGCATCCATCCATCTTTTTGGTGAATTTCTTGCCATTTATACATCTGTTCTTTATCTGCTCTTGCACCCTCGTAATTGATGATATAAAAAAAGGCAAGAGACTTCCACGCATCCTCTTTTTTTGCTTTCGTTCCTTCGATTACAGTACTTAGCCAACCATAATCCGGAGAGTCTAGCATCAATTCGTTTTGCCAAACTTTCTTAATACTGTTAGTGCAAATGATAAGCACGCGCTTAATCAAATCTTTTTGAATTAGATAACGCGCTATATCGATAGCTTGCTTAGTTTTGCCTGTTCTCATTTCATCGAATAGACAAATATGTCCACCGCCCATTTCTAAAGAGCGCAGAAAAAACGCAACTCCTGCTTCTTGATGCGATGCGGTATTGGGATATTTACTCGGAACAGGCTTTCTAGCCCAAAACTTATCCAGAACTCCGTTTCGTCTAAGAATATTGCCAATAACTTTTGGATCGCCCACTCTAATCTCTGCAAGATCTTTTTCGTAGGAAGTCCATTCTTTGTAAAGTGCAGCGGCTTCTTCTGATATTTGGAGTTTATCCCATTGCGGTGACAATTCTTCATTATCGGCTAGTTCGTGAACGATGTTATTTTGCCAGCCATTCATAAACAGAGGTTGTGGGTAATCTAAGTTTGCAAGGTCTGTTAATTCCGACTCAAACAAACGAGTTATTAAGGGGGCTGGAATTTCATAATGAGCTCTTCGCCATTCCATATCGGCTTCATCGTTACGTCTACGAAAACAGCCACCGATACGATTCAAGTCTTGCTCATCGTAATAGCCAGACGCCCCCTTTACGCCTATCGATGCGGTGCGACCGTTTTTTCTATCAATTATAATCGGCATTATTTTTGTACTCCGCAAAGGTGTTGTCGTGTTAGTTTAGTATCTGTATCGGACATCAAGAGGGCCAAATCGACACATTCTGTATAAGATAAATCAAGATGTATGTCACCAAAATTAGGGTTAGTAGAGTTTAATACAATATTAGCACGTCCATCTGGTGTTATTATTACAGTCGGTTGATCAAGTTCCATTTCTAAATAGCGACCATCTGGTTCAAATACTTTAATATACATTAGTTTATTCTCACTCCTCGGCAATGTAACAAATAAGACCAGCCCCTTATCGGCTATGCAATATCATACCAATAGATTGCACTCTCCATGCCAACAAAGGGCTGGTGGGGTGTTATTAAGCAATTCGACTTAGTTTAATAAGCGAGATTTTAACTGCCATCTCGCAGCATGATAATCACCCAACCCTCCATAAATTTCGAGAAGTGGAACAGGTAGCCGTCAGCCGTTGCTACCGTGAACCACAATGATCTAGACACTAAAAATACGATCAAGTATTTTTTCTGCAATAGCTTCTTTGGCATCGTGCTTCGTGCCAAAATGATGGTATATTATTACGGCTACATTGCAAATATAGCTATGTTTAAATTCAGCATCTTTCTCAAATGCTTCTCGCATTGTTTTTCTCGCCAATTGGATTTCGTTCACTGTTCCATTCTCGTTATCTTTAAATTCTATTCTTAATTTCTTTTCGCCTTTTTCGGTTATCATTTTTCCCACTCCTCGATTGTAGGTTCATCGTTTCTTGGTACTATTCTTGAATCTATATTCAAGTTCACCAAACTGATTCTTAATCTTTACTTCACCACGTCGCTTGATGGCCCTAACATCTATACCATGATTCTCTTCGCTAGAGCTGTGGTCAGGTATAAAGGGCTTGCCGTGTAGGAAATATATCATGTTATATTATCTCCTCTTTGTCTTTCTTCCATTCAATTTGAATAATTCTTTTTGCATTCAAATTGGTAAGACCATTTAGATCGATAATACCTATTCGGTCGCTACCTAAATATATATAACACTCATCCGAATTCAGGTTGCGATGTGCTATAATAGTAAAATCATAGGTTATATCCATTTTGTCGTTTTCACATAAATTTACAGACGAACAATCTGGTTTACCCTCTTGCTTGACTATAATAGTTGCACATCGTAAAGGCGGTGGCGATTTTGGCTTTTCGTACCCGAATCGTTTGAACAGTTTTTCTATCATTGTTTTACCCTCATTTTATCCCTTTTTGAGTAATTTCGTAACTTTCTTTTGGTTTGATCCTGCTCTACTCCATTTGCTGTTATGCCAATATTTTCAGCTTGGCATTAAATACTTTTTCTATAATATCTTGCAATACTTCTTGCCATGATAAACAATCAATATCGTTAGCAAGTTCGTCGAGAATACGTTGAACCATTTTTTTATCTTTCATACACAGTTCAACTTCTTCTTTAGTAAACATGCCATCGGATTGTTCTTGCACATCTTCGCTGGTAAATTTAATAGGTGCAACCAACTCATCGCCCCACACTAACGAAGCATTGTATTCTGTGACACAATTATCATCGAGAACATATTTGATCCATTCGCCACATTCACCGAAGACGATAAAGTGTCCTCTGACGCCGCAGTCTCTAAAATGTTCGAGGTCGGCTATTACCTCCGAGTTGGATTGAAACCAATTATCTTTGTAGTGCAGTTCGGTATCTAGGAAATACCAACCGTCGTCCATATCGTCAAGGTGAATAAAAAACGACTTGGTTTTGGTTAAGGAACAATCCGTGATGTTAAATTCGTATCCCATTTTATTATCTCCTTTTGGTGTCCACTTCTCTGTGTTGTTGAGTTATTTATCCTTCTGTCAATTCGTCGAGCATTTGCAATTTGTTAATACACTTTTGTAACCATTGATTGTTTTGGACAATTTCTTTATCGTAAGATTTGGCAACGTGGTGTTTGACTGCTGGATGCATATCAAACTTGACTAAATCTTCCTTGTTGCTGAGTACGCGCAAAATATCTTTACGCAGAAAGAAACAAAGTTTTTTCAATACCTCTTCCTCTGATACCATAGGCTTTGTATGTTCTGGTCGAGGTGTATAGGATTTGTTGGCATCGATCTCGTCGGCAATTCTTCGCAAATCATCGGAGTGAACGGGAAAAAGATCGTGCCTTGCTATTGCTTTGACTAAAGGCTCTATGTGTGCAGGGTCTACATGTACCGCACTGGCGGATTTTTCAAATTGAAAATGTAGTTTACAGTGATTTGTTTGCGAATAGGGGTTGCTTATAGATACTGTACTAATTGATTTTTTCATTTTGTTTTGCCTCCGTTTTGATATGTACCTATACCAGCGATATAGGCTACTACTTAACAAGTGTGTAGTACTTTTTGCCCGTTCTGGCTGATTTGCTAACACAGGTCGTATATTCGACCACCCGTAGAGGTATGTACAAGACACACAAAAGACCCCCGCACACCCAATATATGCAAGGGTCTTTTGTAACCTATTAAACTATAGTCCAGTGTTTTAGCGTGTTGTGTAAAGGGTTTGTTAGTAGTCCTGCTATGCTTGACCTAAGCGAATTCCTTAACGCTTTCCCATTCAGCAGCGACTTTGCCCTCTTCGTAAATTTCAGCACATTTGGCGTAAAGGGCATCCTTTACTCTGCGCAAACCCACGGGGGCGGAAAAGCCTTTTCCTGTGGGGCAATAGTCTGGTTCATTACTGCGCTCTCTGTCATTGTGGTAATTGGTGTATTCCTCAACGTATCCCGCCCATGAAGTAAAGGGTGCGTCGGTCGGAACTGGTACGCCGCCGCCGCCTCCTGAACCGTTACCTCCCGATCTGCCTTTGCGACTAAGATTGATCCATTTCTCATCGCCTGGACGCTTGACGCTGATTTTGGTAGTGTAGAAACCAGCCTGAACGGTTTGATCGTTTTCCAATTTCTTTTCTGAACGAGTAAAGTAAAGTGCTATGCTTACCTCGTCGAGGTCGTCTGGTATAGACTCAATCATTGAGGCGTCGGCAGTTTCAACGATTTTCTTGACAAGGGCGTCCTTGAATTCTTTTAGCACACCCTGAACCTGATCCTCTGCAACAATTTTCTTTGCTTTGCCGATCTCGGTCTGCGCTGCCTCTGCCGTCATGCCAACCGCTTGTAAAGTGGTTAATGCCTGTTCTTCGCCGAGAGAGTCTATAATTTTTGCTAGTGTAACATTATCCATAGTATACGAT